ACACAGCTGACTTGTCCGTTTATCTTCCTTTTTCATATGATGGCCCAGAGAAGGCATGAAAGATATATTCCAATAAGGAATTCGCCCGATCTTTTAACAAAAGGGCTTGGGAGATGTCGTTAGATTATATCTCCGAGTACCTTCCACGTGGATCCGTCGACCTAGTATCTATGAATGACGCTGTTCAGGGATCAAGTGGCCTTGGATCAGTTGATTCAACAGGTATGGATACCGGGACTCACTCGGGACACCCCTACTTCGCGCCAGGCTGGAAACCCACTCATGACCCGGCAGGAAGAAACAAGTCCCTACTCGCCCAAGTGTACGAACATACGGTACGCGAGGTTGAGGAGATCCTTAAATCGTCAGAACTCGATTCATTCAAAGCGCCAGAATGGACGGCCATTACCTTTCAAAGGTTGGTTCCGAAAGGTCCATGCTCATATGCACCCAAATCAAAGCGACTCGTTGAAGCTTTTCCAAAAGTTGAGGCGGTGGTATGTAAACTCTTCACCGTTGGAGCGATGCACCACCTCAAGGATAAGCACAAAGAAACGCATTGTGCTTGGTTTGACTTGTCAGTTACAGCTGACACTATGCAAGCATTTCTAGCTAATGCCGAGGCAAAGGGCCGAACTGTGCTCTCCGGAGATGTCTCAGAGTATGATGCTACACTGCCACCTCAAGTTTTACTTGATGTGGGTTATGCTATGAGCAGATGGTTTCGAGGGAAGCAGAAGTTATTCAAAGCGTTGGTATATAGCCTCGTTATGAAGACAAACTTGATAACACCGACTAAGTTTTATCGAGCGCAACCATCTTCTCTCAAGTCAGGGTCCGGCTTAACAAACATGCTTGGCACAATTGTCAATCTTGCCATTCAGTGGTATGGTAAGGAAGCAGGTTATTATGACTTGGACCGCAACGCAGCACTTGGGGATGACTTCATTCAGGATGGAGACGGTGTGTCACCTGAAGCTAACGCTAGGTGTTTTGACGATTTCGGTATGGAAGCAAATCCGTCGAAGCAGTTCGCCAAACGAAATGCGTTGCATTATTTGCAACACACCCACTTCTTAGGACGCAGTGGTGGGATTTATTCCCCATTTCGGACGCTCATTCATGTCTTAGGACTAGAGGCATTGCCTTCAGGAAGAGCGCAGGCGACGAAGTATTATTACATTGTGCGCGCCCTTAGTCAGCTCGAGAATTCTGTATTTTCACCTTCTTTCGAGAAGTTGGTTAAATTTGTACAGCAAGGTGACAAACTCCAACTCGGGAAAGATATGTCGGTTGAAGATTTGGTTTCCCAATCTGGAACAGCTGGGAAAGCCATCTTTGATGAAACCAAAGTTGCCGTATGGAAGAAGCATGGAGATACAAGCTTCGAATCTTGGCCTGTAAACGGGGTTGTTAGAGGGGAGCGTTTACCCACTGAC